CGTGTTGGTCGTCGGTTGTGGTTTGTTTGCCAAGGAGTGAGAAACATGAGTGCGGAAAACACTCAGGCTGAGAACGTCGACACGCAAGCCGCGACGGATGAAGCCGCTACGATCGTGTCAACGGTCGAAAAAGCGGTCGACTCTATCGCAGGGTTCGGTGACCGACTGGAACAACTTGAAGAGAAGGTCGAGAAGGCCAGCGAAGTGCAGTACCCATACGGTCAGCCGGGCAGTGGTGCCCATGCTGTGCGGAAGGGTGAAAGCGTGCTGAGCAGTCGACCTTGGTCGCTGATGCGTGCCGCTATCGCTCTGAAGAAGCGATCGCTGAACGAGGGCGGTTGGGATGCCAACGCAAAGGTCGAGATGGACCTGAGCGAGCGACTCGCCAAAGAGTACAACCAGCATCAGAAGTTCGCAGCCAGTGGATTTCTCGCACCGCTTGCATCTGACCTGATGCCGACGGGTGAGACTCACCTGACTGACGGCACCGTGTTGCCGGGGCTTCCTGTTGAGCTGGTCAAAGAATGCCGCGACACGATGCGTGCATCGATGGGCGGTCTCGACTGGGACGAATACGAGATGCTCGCCAAGCGTGGCGTGATTTCGGTCCAGAAGGACTTGAGCGCCAACGTCGCAACGACCGGCGGAACTCTGCGTGGCTTCGCTGCACAGGGCGAGCTGATCGAACTGCTGCGTGCTCAGGAAGTTATGAGCATGGTCGGTGCTCAGGAAATCGATCTGCCACCGCAGGGTGCAATTCGATTCCCGCGCGTCACCAGCGGCGTGACGATCAACGCATACTCGGAAGGTGCGACTGTCACCGAATCAACACCGGGCACCGGTGCTCTGGAACTGGCGGCGAAAGCCTACAGCGGTCTGGTCGACATCCCCGACGAGCTGATGCGGTTTGCAACCAGCGTTGCTGTCGAAGCATGGCTGCGTCAGGAGTTCATCCGCGATCTGTCTCTGAAGACAACTCAGGACATGATCAACGGTGCTGGTGGAACTTCGATTCAGGGTCTCGTCAATTACAGCGGTCTGCGAACGGTCACAGCGACCACGACCGGTGCGAACGGCGACACACTCGAAGCCGAAGACCCGATTCGTCTTTACGCTGATATTGCAGATCAGAACGCTCCCGTTGATCGCGGGTTCTTCTACGCTGCAACGAACACGCTGCTTGCTGGCCTGATGACCCGTCAGGATTCGCAGGGCGCGTTCATCTTCAACATCGCAGCCAACTCGCTTGGTGGCGGTGCTGTTCAGCAGACTCTCAACGGTCACCGACTGATGGGATCGACTCAGGTTCCGACTGACCGCACGAAGGGTGCGAGCAGCAACCTGACAATGCTGCTCGGTGGTGTTGGTGCTGATTACGTCATCGCTCGCTCGGGCGTTGTCGAGATCACCATGACCAACTCTGACGCCAGCAAGTTCCAGCAGCGCATCAGCACGATGCGTGGAACAAGCTACATGGACGCCGGACCTCGTCATGAGGAATCATTCGGCATCATCGACGACATCACCAACTCGTAAGGGCTGGTGCTTCCATAACCGTTTCACACTGAGGATGAGGCAATGAGCACGGACAAAGACTCCACAGCCACCATCGAACCCGTTCCATCGCGTGAAGCTGAGATGATCAAGGCGGTTGACCCGAACAAGGTTTACCGCGCTCGATTGCAACTCGGCGACTCGCGACGGTGGCGTCAGTTCGGTGGCGGTGAGTGGAAGGAAACCGGTCGCGACAATCGTGGTCGTGATGGGGAACAGCGCATCAGCTACCAGATGATTCCTGCGCTGCATGAGATTGGCCCATACAGCGGTTTGCTGATGAACGGGCTTATCTCAGCTCACAACAAGTGGGTCGCAGCAAACAAGGATCAGGCCGGTCCTGAAGGCACTGTGAATCGGATGCTGATCATCAGCAACGTCGAGGAAGTCGATGAGCTTGCACAGGACGACGTGAACACACGGCGTGGCGGTGCGGGTTCAGCGAACGAGCAGATGTTGCAGCGGGTGATCACCACAACAATCAAGGAAGTTCTGACAGCCTTGGGGGCGGTCCCGAAGCAGGGTCGATCCACTGGCTCGAAATAGTCAAAGGAAGTAAGCGATGGATTTCACGAACGAACTCGTTCAGGGAATGTCGATCGAGCCTGACAACCTGTTGGCAGACACCAACGGCACGTCGATCGACTTTCAGGATTGTGGACCAGACATCCAGCTTGTCGCGCTTGTCGGCGAAGCTGATGGCTCGGACGCGACTTTCGATTTTCACATCGAAGAAAGCGACGACGAGTCCACATGGACTGACATCACCAGTGCGAGCACTTCGCAGGTCGCCGCTGCCGGTCACAGCATTGTGACGGTCACGACGTTCGCGCGGTCTGCTCGGTATTGTCGTGCGGTCTGTGACATGGGTGGTTCTTCGCCATCTGCTGACATCAGCGTTCTGCTTCAAGGACGAAGAGTCAGCTACTAATCGGACAGAGTGAAAGTCCGTGGCTTGTCTGATGTGTGGACGAGCTTGAAGCCTTGTCCCGCCATCGCGGCAGGGCAAGGCTTCTCTTTTTTGATGCGAGGTGATGATGGCTGTCACAACGATCGTCAACTTTTACGACGTGCTCGAATACATGCAGTCGATCACGGCATTGACGGCAACGCAGGAGGCCGCGTTGTCTCGCATCCACAAGCGTATCGAGCGGTCGGTGCGTCGCTATCTGAATTGCGACATACTGCAACCGGCGAGCACTTACGAAGAATACCTGCCAGCGCCGAACCCATACGATCAGCATTGGCAAGAGGCACCGCACATGGACTTTGGTCCGACGTTGGTGCTGACGCATTATCCGGTGCGAGACATCACAAGCGTCTACGAAGAGAGCGGCGCGTACGCTGGATTCGGAACCAACGCGTGGAGTTCTGATGCGTTGTTGAGTGAAGGCGAAGACTACTTTGCCGATTACGAGTTCAGCGGGTTCAGTCGATCGGGTTGGTTGATGCGGGTCGGCAATTCTTGGCCCGCGCGAGCCCGGTCAGTGAAGGTTACCTACACAGCCGGTTACACAGCCGACGAACTGAAGGGTGACGTGAGCGATCTGCGGTTGGATGCCAGCGACATCACGCAGGCAATCATCACGGCGACGGGTGAGGCGTACAACCTTTCGATCGAAGTCAAAGACAGATCGGGGCCGCTGAAGTCTGAGCGGTTGGGTGATTACTCGCAGACGTTTGCTGACGTTGATTTGTCGAAGCGATTCGGCAACAGCGGACTGAGCGAGACGGTGCGACAGATGCTGAATCCATTCAAGCGGGTGGTGATGGTATGAGCCTGACGAGCCTTACAGCAGAGCACACGGTGAGTCACTACCGTCGCACGTTCACGCGTGGCGCTGGCGGCGGTCGCGTTTCGACGAGGACGGCACAGAGCGACAAGGTGTGCCGCATCCAGCCGTTGAATGCTACTGAGCGAGTGGTGCTGCTCAAGGACGGCATGGACGTGAGTGCGGTGATGTATTTCAGCTCAGACCCATCGGTGCTTGTGAACGACGAGTTCGATTACGGCACGACGACATATCAGGTCAAAGGCGTCATCGACTTCGACAGGCTTGGTCGTCTGTGGAAGGTTTACGTGCATGTGTTCACGGAGGAAACGTGATGGCAATCGGCAAAGTGAGTCGCGCGGGCGGGACCGGCAACGCAGGAGTCACGTTCAAGTGGAACGGCGAGAAGATTCAAGCAAACATGCGACGGCACCTGAAGAAGCGGGTGACCAAGGCAGTGTATTTCTTGGAAGCGCAAGCCAAGCGAAACGTGACGAGACATCAGACAAGGATGCACGGGCCATCTAAGCCGGGTGACAAGTTTCCGCATGAATACGACAGCCACCTCGTCAAAAGCATCACAAACAAAGTCTCTAACGTGAATCCGCAGACGGTCGAAGGGTTCTTCGGAACGGCGTTGAAGTACGGTCTGTTCCTTGAATTAGGCACGGCAAATATGGTCGCGCGTCCGTTTCTTCGCACGACGCTCGATCAGTCAAGGGCAGAGGTCGAGTCGTTCATCAATTATCCGATGCCACCATTGGACGTGTAACATGGCGATCGAAGAACCAATCGAGGCTGTCGTTGCGTTGTGGGATGCGAATTCACTCGACAGCACATTCAGTGGCGGGGTCTGGTCGTTTCAAGCGCCGGACACGGCTGACGCTCCGTTCGTGGTGTTGGTGCCAGTCGATGAGATTTCGACATCGTTCACATCGTCGCGCGGCATTGAGCGGGAGCGATTGCAGTTCTCAATCTTCTACGAAGAAGTCGCCGGAGCAGATCCGGTGGTTGCTTTGCGTGCGTTGGGTCGCACGTTGCGTGGGGTGTATGACAATGCGCGGCTTGCGCTGACTGGGAGCGCTGCGGGGCACGTCATGCACATGCGGTTTGTCAATTCCGTCATGGTGAAAGAATCGGAGCGAACCTATCACCTCGCCATCGACTATTTCATCGCCCGCGCACAGGCGTCGTAAATGCGTCAGAAAGGGCTGGATGATGCACAGGGTTGTTTTTATCGCGTTCTGGGTCGGGATCGCCTCTGCGGTATTCTCGACGCCCACAGCGGTTATCTCGGGTGATTCGCCGCCGTTGGGTTGGACGACGACAGCGACGGTGGTCAATGTCGTTGATGGTGACACGGTTGACGTAGAAGTGAGGCGACGGGTGCGGATAAGGTTGCTTGAGTGCTGGGCACCGGAGACGCGAACGAGAGACGCAGACGAGAAGCGGCGCGGGCTTGCCGCCAAGCAGCACATGAGACAGATGGTGATGGACAAGCAGGTGACGTTGCACATTCCAACTGATGGCAGCGGCGACATGAAGCAGGTGCTGACATTGAACCGGCTGCTCGGTCGGTTGTATCTGGAAGGAAACGATGTGAGCGCTGCGATGGTGGCAGCAGGTCACGCGACAAGGGAGAAACAGTAATGCCAGAGAGTCCACGATTCGACACGATGCGAGAAGGTTTCGATTCTCCGTGCAGCAATGCTGAGTCTGTGACGCCGAGCGATTCGGTCGACCTGACGTACCACACGCGCGGGCTTTACATCGGAGTCGCTGGTGACGTGTCGGTTGAGATGATCGGCGAAGAAGGCACGACCACGGTTACGTTCGTCGGGCTGCTTGCTGGTTCGATTCTTCCGGTCAGGGTCTCGCGCGTGAACAGCACCAGCACAACGGCAACGAGCATCGTCGCTATTTGGTGAGAGGGTTGAAGGATGTCGTTGAACATTGGGATTGGCCCGGCGATCACTCGCGAAACCACACTCGGTGCCGGTGGTGGTGGTGGATTCTCACCAGACGACATCGACGGCCTCAACCTGTGGCTGGACGCTGACGCTGAGTATCTGCTGACTGAGCCGAGTGCTCGTGATTTCGAGTCAACGAACACCGAATACTTCAGCGTTGCTGCACCGGCTACAGACTACGATCTGGGTACGGCAGACTTCGGTATCGCACTGAACGTCAAGCGAGAGACTGCCGGGACGCAACAGGTCATCTGCGGCAAGTATCTGGACAGCTCGAACTACTGGATGTTCTACATCAATGCGTCCAACCTGCTGCGGTTCTATTGTCTTGTCGGAGGGTTAGAGGTTGCCGACATCACGGGCACGACGGCACTGAGCAGCACCAGCGTCTACTACCACTTGGCAGTCGTCCTCGACCGGGACAGTGCAGCGAATACCAAACTGTATGTCGACGGCGCGGATGACACATCAGGCACGCCAACGATCAGTGCTACCGACTGCACGCTCAACACGGCCTTCGAGGTAGGCCGTACATCAACTGCGTTCGTCCCGATTGGCAACCTGTCGTTCAGCGTCCAGACGGTTGGCACCAACGACACGTTCGACCTGATCCATCCGTTGACCAACGCCACCGTCCACAGCTTCGATGTCGACTGGGGTGACGGCAATGTCGACACGATCACCAGTAAGACTGATCCTAGCCTCACGCACACCTACGCCGTTGAAGGCGAGTACACAGTCAATCTGACTGGGTCGCTGGACGACTTCGCGTTCAACAACGGTGGCGACAAGACGATGGTCACGGCTGTCAATGCTGTGGCTGGTGACTCGTTGGGGCTGGCTAATGCTGAGGCTATGTTTTACGGATGCTCTAATCTGACGACGATTGCCAGTGGCTGCTTTGATGACTGTGCTGGTTTTGCGGCGAGTGGGTTTCGTCAAACCTTCTTTGGTTGCACTGGCCTGACCTC